GCTGAACCGGCATTCCTACCCTACTGCTATATTTCTATAGTAAAGATACTGACCGAGTCTAAACGAACTCTGTGTATACAGTATAGAATGGACACATCAAAACTTTTCAACCCGTGGAATGCGAGGAATAAGAAGATCAGCGCAGCGGCAGTGAAGAAAATTATCCAGGAAGTTGGTCTTCAGGGATTTCAACTTCAAAGCGTTACGCCATTTCAGAATGCGTGTGTCCACAAATCATATGTTGATCGCCCTGATCTTTGGGCCGAACAATCAGAGTCCGGTGAGCCTATGGTGATGGCTGAAAGACCTTCAAACTGTCTGCCTCTACAAGAATCAGACAATGAGGAGATAGAGTTCATTGGCGATAGCCTTCTCGGTTGTATTGTAGCGCTCTATCTTCGTGAACGATACATGGGTCAGGGAGAAGGTTTTTTTACACGCCTCCGAACACGAATTGTAAATAACAAGATGCTTGGTCATCTCGCAACGGCGATGGGTCTAAGTCCTTGGCTCATCATTAGTCGTCATGTAGAAGATGTCTGTGATGGAAGACATAATCTTCGTATTTTAGGATCCATGCTTGAGGCATGGATTGGTGCTCTTTATCTTCATGAGGGTGGCGGTGGCAAAGGATTTGCTACAGTCCAAGCCTTTTTGATCAGTCTACTTGAAAAACATGTGGATTTTGCGAGTCTCATTGCTGATGATACCAACTATAAAGATCAACTACTACGGTGGTTTCAAAGCAAGTATCATCAGCCTCCTCGGTATAAGGAAGTAGCTGTAGAAGGGCCCGCACACGATCGCATTTTTACTATGGGTGTCTTGGATATACATGGGGCAATCATTGCGACAAGTACGGCACGAAACAAGAAAGTCGCAGAACAGGAAGCAAGTCGCCTAGCTCTTGAGAAACTTCAAACGGGTATTGCCTCTCCTTCATCGATTAAAGGACAACCCACCTCCCATGCGGTTCCTGAACTCGTTATAAGTAAGACTCGCAAAAACTCGGTTGACAATTAGATGGCTGACAAAGGACCTGCGCCGCCGAAGAGGGGGCCTCCCGTGTTTGGCGCAATGAAGAAAACAAAAGTTGTAGAAGCATCAGAAGAGCAAAAGCAGGTCGCAGCACCACAGGAAACGTATGGCGATGCTGTAAAAAGTCTCGCAGTTGCGCCGATGTTTTCTAAACCGGCTGCGGCAGCAGCTGCTGTGTCTGTCGTAGGTGTGGCACCGAAATCAGCAGCCGTGGCAGCAGCTGAACTAAAAGCAAAACTTGCTCCAAAAGGAACACAAGTTGCTCCGAAAGTGCCAACAGACGATAAAAAAAGAGCAATCCGAACGATTAACTTAGCACTTGCGGCTCTAGCAGAAAGTGGAACAAATTTTGAAGATGTTCGTGGGCCAGCTGGACCCGATGGTCGTCGCAGCTTTGCCGTTCCCTTTGCTGTTTCCAAGGAAATCCTAAAAACTCTTGATTCGGATTATAAAACTCTTCGATTTACCCCTGAGGGATTTTCAGGCGTAGAGGGTCCTGATTTTGACGCCGATATTCAAAAACTTATGACTTCATTTGTAGACGTTTCAAAGGAAAAAGATAAGATTTCAAGTGATCTTTCTACATTTTCCTCCAAACTCCAAGCGCTCGGAAAACCGATCCTCGATGCTGAATATGGAAGTCAGTATTTGAATCCTGCGCCCAAAGCCTACATTCCTGAGACTCGTCGTGGATTCTCAGAATCCATTGAAACAATCTATCGCCGGTTTATCCTTCCCGCCCACGAAGAAAAGCTTGATTTTGAGGCATGTGCCAAGCAAGGTGTACAAGGACAAACAAAAGCAGAGACCTATCTCTACCAACAGTTTATTCGCGAATATATGCGCAACGAATCACCGTATCGCGGTCTCCTTGTCTACCATGGCCTTGGCTCAGGTAAAACCTGTTCTGCTATTGCTGCTGCGGAAGCTCTTTTTGCCAACGGTCACAAGCGTATAGTCGTCATGACACCGTTTAGTCTTCGTAAGAACTTTATTAATGAAATCTCATTCTGTGGTTTTCAGCATTTCCGCCTACAGAATCACTGGATTCCCTTGGATCTGAAAGATCAGACAGTACGTCTTTTTGCGAAAACGGTGTATGATTTACCTGAGAAGTATAAGGCGACTAGCTTCTGGGTCCCTGATTTTACAAAGGCTGCGGAACCCAACTATAAGACACTTGATTCTAAGGCACAGCTTGAAATCCGTGCGCAGATTAATGCGGTGATTAATGATCGGATCACATTTATAAACTATAACGGTGTAAGTGCGGCGAAGCTAAAAGAGTTTGCGTGCGCGCCTCCCACAAATCGTATCTTTGATAATGCTGTGATTGTCATTGATGAGGTTCACAATCTGATCCGTCTTATGCAAGGCACGATAGAACCGTATCTCGCAAATATCCCTACAAAGCGTCGTAAGATTATGCCTGAGCCGATAAAAACCGGTCGCTGGACTCCTGGACTTTGTGGAAAACCCAAGAACTATAAGCGCGGATATCTCTTCTACAGGCTTCTGTTGGACGCAACGAATAGCAAGATTGTCGCGCTCAGTGGAACACCGCTGATTAACTTTCCTGATGAACTTGCGATCCTCGCAAATGTTCTACACGGATATCTAAATATCGCACAGGGCTCTACAGCTGAAACAGATCCTGTTAGTATAAATACGATTGAAAAGACGGCACGTGAACATCTTCATATTGATTTTGCCCGTGTGACCCCCACGCCGTCTGGAACAAGTATTCTAGTTACGCCGCTGCCATATGGTGTGAAGAAAGTGTTTGGTGCTGATGGTGAAATGAGTGGTGTCATTCGGATGGGGGAAGATCAGATACCTCCGACATTTGAAGACATTATGTCATCGTTCAAGCAGGCGCTTGAATCAAAGACACTTCGCGTAAAGGGAGAATTTGTTTTACGGACAGAACCTCTCCTACCGCCGTTCCATGAACAGTTTATTGACACATTTATCGGTGGTGGAGAAGGAGAGGGTCTTATTAAGAATAAAAATATTCTTGCGAAGCGTCTTACAGGACTGATTTCGTATTACAAGGGTTCAAAGGAGGAGTTGATGCCTCTCGTGACACGGGATGAAGTGGTGCGAGTGCCGATGAGTATTTATCAGTCACGCGAGTATATGCGTTTACGTCTTGTTGAAGTAAAAAAAGAACTAAAGGATGCGCAGATTCCTGCGGGACAACTTGCGGGTAAGGCGGGTGCCATTTGGAAGGATGTGTATGAGATTGCGGGTCGTGTGAAGCCTGGTAACTATCGTATGGAGTCGAGACAAGCATGTAGTTTTGTATTTCCTGAAGAAGTAACACGACCGCGTCCGCGCACACAGAAAGAACTTCAGGAGGAGGATCTTGGCCGTGATCCTGTAGAGTTTATTGGCCTTGATGCGGAACAGGGAGCTGTGGAGGCGAATGTCCTTTTACCTGATGAAGCGGGTGCGGTGAGTGATGCGGAGGCGGCGGCAGCTGCGGAAGCGGAAGATGCGGCGATTGAAGCCCAGGAGGAACGTGAGTTTGTAGCAGAGCCGGCTGCTGTACCTTTGGCACAAGCAAAGCCGACTATAAAAAAGATAATCAAAAAAACTCCTGTAGCAGCTGGGCCCACAGAAGGTGGTGCTCTCGAGATTGATGCTACTCTAGATACAAGTCTTTATGGAATGGAGGGAGGAGTAACTCCTGAAGGAGAAGATGTGGATGAAGAAGAGATTCCTCCTTCTGCTGCTGCTCCTTCTGCTGCTCCTGCTTCTGCTGCTCCTGCTTCTGCTGCTCCTTCTGCTGCTGCTCCTTCCGCTGTGCTCGCACCACTTCCTCCCAATGCCGCTGCTGCCGCAGCAGTCGTCGCAGCACCCAAACCACCTACACAACCTGGTGAAGAGGATGAGGGTGTGCGTCGCCAACGTATCTTTGCCGAAGCAGAACCAATTGACGCAAAGCTCGCACAAGGCAAGAAAATAACTCTCAGAGAAGCACAAATCTTACGTGACCGTGATTTAATCCTGTGTAAGTCGCCAAGCGAGGATTACAAAGAAGCTTGTATCCAGGCTAAGATTTGTCTAAAAAAGTTCTGTGCAAAGAAACTCACACTTACAAATCCTGCTCCCAACAATCTACAAAACTACAGTGCGAAATACGCCGCGATACTTGAGCGCATTGAATCGTCTCCTGGTTCCAGTCTCGTCTATAGTCAGTTCCTGAGTATGGAAGGGATCGGTATTTTCTCCATCGTCATGGAACTCAATGGTTATACACAAATCAAGATTGAAGCAAGCAAAGATGGTGTTCGGTTCGATGCGAAAACGGCAGCAAGTCTCAAGAAAGGCGCAGCCGACAACAAACGCTTCATACAGTTTACAGGCGAGGAGCCTGAAGAGATTCGCAGAATGAATCTTGATCTTTTTAATGCTCGTTTTAATGCGTTACCCAAGGCACTCACCGAAGTTCTACAGGAAGGCGGATTTACCGACAATAAGCAGGGGCAACTTTGTCGTGTCTTCTGTATTACCTCTGCTGGAGCCGAGGGTCTCTCACTAAAGAATGTTCGTCGCGTTCATATCATGGAACCATATTGGAATGATGTTCGTCTCGCTCAAGTGAAAGGGCGCGCCGTGCGTATCTGTAGTCACATGGATCTACCGTATGACGCTGATCCCGCAAAGAATCAGCGGACAGTTGAAGTCTTTACCTACATAAGTGTGTATTCTCCTGAACAGCAAGTAGCAAAAGACGGTCCTCTCAAGATTGATGAGTCTATTGCGAATCAGGATAGTATTGGTGTTGAAGGGGCGAAGTCAAATGGAATCGTGCTTCCGCAAGGCGCAGAAGATTATATTATTACAAGTGATGAGCATTTGTATCTAGTCAGTCAAAGTAAGCGTGCGATTCTAGAGGAGCTTGAAAATGTGATGAAATCCGCAGCAGTGGACTGTCGTCTCAATCTCTACGATAACGGAGATGTCCAATGTCTACAACTCCGTGGAAAAGTCGGAGATTTTATGTATCACCCAGTTCTGGAACAAGATATTTTGGAAGGGACAGTAAATCTTGAAAAGTCAGTCGCGGGTCCCAAAGCACAGGCAGAGACAGAAGATATCTTAGAGATTGAACTCGGTGAACGTAAGTTGCTAGCTGCTCCCGTAAAGGATGACTCAGGGAAAGTCATTCGTTACGATTTGTTTGAGGCATTAGATAAAGCACGCACGAAGGTTGTCGGCACCATGACAGCAGATCCTACGACAGGAGATCCTACAGGTGAGGCGACCTTTTCCGAAGAAGATTAATAAGAAAATCCCACTCTCGATGAGTGACCAGAATATAATTGATTTCTTTTTTACTAACACTGAAATCATATAAATCAGAACAAATATTTACATAAGCATCATATCGATCACTCAAACAAACAGATTCATTTAAATGGATTGCTTGTTTGCGTGTAACTACAAAATGGTTAGTTCCGTCTGTAATCTTTAGAGTTTCTATCCTTGGATCATTTATAGGTTTATTAGGATTAGGATCCATTCTACACGGATTTTGAAATTTAGGCTGGTAAAAGAGACGCTATACGATTTCGACTAGATCCTTGTTCAGCCAACGGAGGATCTGCCCAGAGAGCAACGGCTCTATGGGCGGCGAGTTGATAGTTAAGTTCCCAATCTAGACATTCACGGAACGGAATCAAGGTCCCAAGCAACTTTTCTAGAAACTCTCCTCGTAGCAACATAGAATCGGTGCAGCGGAACACAAACTGATGCGGAGCAGGATACGCTTTTGTAGGAGACCAATAGGAACCAGGAACACCGGACGGACGTGTCCCTATACCTTCACCGAGACTTACATAGTCCCACGGCTTATCCTTCAAATCAATCATTAGATCAGTAAGGCAGGTTGTAAAATCTGATCGTAGAAAGACATCAGACTCTAAAATAATAATCTTCCCAAACTTATTTTTAACAGCATCTTTTACGACAGCGTAGAAGTTGAGAACAAGAGATACTTCACCCTTACTCAGACATCTACACTTCCATGTAAGTGTAGGGATTCCTGGCCGAAGATACGGATCCCATACGTTAAAAATATCGGCCGATTTGAGTTCTGACCCCCAACAGGCGGCGGCGAAAAGCACCTTGTTCATCGGCAATCCTAAGGTTGACATATGAATCTTCATTCGTTCAAATCTATCTTTTTCGTATTCAGGATGTACTAAAACATAGATTTTATCAATCTCCTCCATCCAACTATTCGTCGGAATGAAGGAAAATAGTATTCGCTTACGCACTACTCATACCATCTTCCCTTCCAGCTCTGAGAGATTTCTGTCTTCCAGATACTCGGATCATTTACATCTAGAGCTTGATCAAAGAAGTGAACCCACGCAAATCGAGTTGTCTGCTGCGCATCACCCAAGAAGAGTCTTCCCATGAGTCTCCTGTCACGCTTATATTCATCATAGATTACACGTCCAGGAGAATATGAATGGACTTGGATTCCATTCAACGTGTTGCCTGCTGCGAGATTAGCCACTGTCTGGACAAAGAACTTAACGCCCGTGATGGGGCGTGAGCTCGCATTTGCCGTTGTTTGGATAATCGTAGCCATATACCAGGTGCGCGTATTTACGGGAATTTCAGGACTATCCCATTTTATTCCAGGACCTGCTACGGAAAGTTTGAGAAATACTTGACTACCCGCGGCGCGACCTGTGATGTAGTTGCCAAACCAGTTACCAGGAACACCCCAATAAAAGAGCGTCGGTGCTGATCCAAATGAATCAATACAGAAACATACAGTGACCGTGCGGAATCCAGTAAAAGCAATGCCCTTTTGTAGTGTCCATTGTGAGCCAGTAACGAGAGCTGAAGGTCCTTGAGGCATGTTCGGATCATTCACTTTCGCAAAACTGAATCCGTTCGCACTCGGTCCTTGGAGGAATCGGCTCCACATACGTTTTTCACAGAAGTTGGTCTGTCCATTGCGTGAATACACTTCGAATGAAAGTGACGGACCATTGATATCCTGTGTAAAATAGCACATATCTTTCCACTCATTATTTACATTTCCGCCCGTAACTGTTTGCTGCCATCCGTTGCCAGCTACGCATTTTAAGAAATAGTTCTGGAACATAGCACCTCCACCCGACTCAAAAAAGGTGTATGTAAGAATATTTGGTATTCCTGTAGATTCTCCTTCAACTGGCATACATCCTGACTGGTGCCAGGTAGGCCCCTGATCATAATAGGCTGAAAATGCCTTACCCTGATCCTTTACATTAAACAGATCTTGATTGATCGTCATCGCAAATCCATCATCTGTCACAACACCAAACATTAAACTTAGTCTCTGCGCGGGGCGCAGATCACAGAAGCTTACGAACTCAACCCAATCTGCGAGTCCCGTATCCTGAACAATACCACCACCATCATTGAAGTTAGGGATATTGCTTCCAGTTGAAGACAACGTAGGGCGGCGACCAAGGCAGACACCTCCTTGTTGACGGTCAAACCAGAATGTCTCCACGCCCTGATTCTCGACTGAACGGCCAAGGTTCGTAGGAATCGCTTGGAGTCCGAGGCCTGTAAGGGCATTAAGACCTTCGCGTTGCGTAGTCGGATCTTGTGACTGGCTTTTTGTAACAAGAGCTTGTATTGAAGCTTTATACGCACCCCATGTAGTTCCTTGAACCGGCTTCGCATTCGGATATGCGGATCCATTCGCGGTTCCACCCATTTGTAGGAAAATCTGTTGCATACACGAAACAGCATAATCTGTAGTCTGGTCTGTCAAATCACTACAGAAGTTATACGAATCATAGAGACCCGCCTGACGACAGAGATCCGTCGCCGCTACACGGAGTTTCTCATTCTGCTGATTATACATATTACGATTCACATTGTAGTTATTAAAGAAAGCAGCAAATAAGGTTGTATTTCCACTCGTAAGCATATCATTATTGAGCACAGGCTGTGCGAGACTTTGGTATGTCTTAAAGGAGTTCTTATTACGAAGTTGAGCAGCAAAATCCTTCGGATCAGTTCCTGCGTTGAGTGCGCTGACCAATGTGCCCTCAGGACTACAGCCAGCATACATCGCACTCAGAGTCACGCAATCACGATCAAGCGGATTACTAAAGCACTTCCAATACGGCTGTGCTTGTGATGGCGGAGCATTCGGATCAGGCGCAGGGCACTTTGTGGCAGCATCAGCCACACTAATGATATTCGCAGGAGCACATTGTTGTCCAACCTGATTATAGCGGGCAACGAGTTTATTACCCTTCTTTTCAACGGGGATCACTTTTTGACTTGTCGTACAGTAACCGCACAGATTACTGAAGTCACCAGCAGCCGATACAGGCACGGCTGTCATATCAAGACATGACGTTGCTGCGCTACAGGTATCATTAATCATTTGGCGTTGGGCGTCAGCAAGATTCCAGAACCATTTTACAGGACCACCAACGGAATCTTGTTGAGGAACTGCGGGATCTAGGGGACCACCGCGAGTTCCGTAGGCGGCTTGGGAGACTGTAGGAATAGGTCCTACACCTTTTTGGTAGCGCCATCCGCAACGAGAATCACCTGTCTGTTTCATGCCTATGAGTTTAGAAAGTCCATTCATTCCCTCATACTGGCGACACGCAGCAAGTTCAGCTCCTAGATTATCAGGAACACCTTGAACAATAGCAGCAATCGTAGCACCTGTATCAGTGAAATTTTCACTTGTCTTTAGATTACTTATGGCATTTAGTAGAGGTTTATTTGCGGCTGCCATCTTTTGTGCTTGAAGACCAGAGTTGGTGAAGTTGTAGTTCCCAGCAGTATTAAAATTCACGAAGTTCTTCTCCGTTGTGCCGTAGCGTGTAATATTTGAGTTCAACTCTGCCACCGTATCCGATGGTGTGTTTGTATAGGCCTCGTGAAGGCTAGCGAACATTCCTTCTTCTAAGTTCTCTAAATATTAAACGGTTTCGTATTTGTCAATAAGGTTTCACTGAGATCGTATCCCTTGAGCTGTTGACTCCATACAACCGCTTGATTTGAATCAAGGATCTCAACAAGCATACCTTCGCTTCTTTGACTAGAGCCATCGGAACGATTATAATATACAATCTTACTGATTGGGACAACAGAGCCCAGATTGACCATCCAGAAGTCACCACGACGAGCTGCTGAAGTATAGAGCATACCCGCACGCTCAGCAGGTCCACGAGCTGATAAAACACCATCTACAGCATTCGCAGGGCTTGAAACACCTTGTATATACTGTGAAGCAGCATTTGTTGGTTTTCCTTGTGCTATATTATTTCCATTACTATCATACACTGCGACCTGAGCAATCTGTATATAGTCAACGCGACCAGGAGGATACCGAATACGGACATATTGGCCAACAGTGGACGGGGCTCCACCTGTTGTTTGAACCTGTGGGATCTTTGCGAGGTTAGCAAAACACTGTGTGATACTGTCACCACGACCTCCTTGCGCATCCGGGAGATTGGCATTGAGTCCTGTATTCGTCGCACGTTGAAACGCTTTATTGAAAAACTGCTGAATATAAGGGATACCGATTTGTCCTGTGCCTGCGCCTGTGCGACTCTCTTGTTGGAGCTGTGCGACCAGATTCGGATTTTTCATCGGATCATAACCAGCCCCAGGTAAACAATGAATCTTCTTACGATTGCCATCAAGGCTGTAATAGGTATTTACAGGTCCTGTGTAAGTAGGTCCAATCGCCTGAACTTCAGCACCACCATTATAATATAAATAGTTAATACACTGCGGCGAAATATCAGGTGAGCTATTTACATCATAGTTGATCCAGCTGTCACACGGCGTGCTAATCTTCTTACCATTACACTTAATCGATGAATCATTATCACTATACTGCTTCGATGCGATTTCCTCAAACTGCTGCTGAAGATCTCCAATCGAACTCTGTGAGGTAATCGGCGGAGACTTATATAATGTACCATTAACCGTACAGCCAGCATTGAGAATTCTATCCTGAAGACATGCTGCGCTCCATATACCAGGACCCTGACCAGCAGGTTTATAGCAGGGATCGCCCGCATATTCGGCCGCTGACGCAGATTTACTTTGCAGTATTGATCCCTTACAATCAACGCCATCAAACGGAAAAGATGAGGCAAACAGAAACGGCATGATACCTGTAAGCATCATACTTGGTTTTGAGTAGCCTGATACGAGTTGAGCACATGATATTTCACCTGCTGGAGACTTAATCACAGGGAACTTACGACCACGGCGCGGCTTCCCTCCCATTTGATCATCTGTAAGCAGCAGTTTTTCAAGTGGAATCTGTGTAACACCGCCTGTTGTGGACGGTGCCTCCAGAACTCCATAGAACTCAGCGGGAATCCAAGGTGTTTGAGAGTTTGGCTGCGCAACATTGAAACTCATGAGAGCACCTTCAGCCACAACTGCTTGGAAAGCGGTAGCTGTCGCACTAAGGGTAAGTGTAGTTACAGGTGCTCCATCACCTACAGCAGGCGCAAACTGTACTTGTTGTCCACCCATTGTCACTGTGAGAGTACCCCTTCCACCGACATAGAAGGTTATTGTTTGTAGAGGAAGTTGACTTGTATCCCCTACATATGTAAAGGAGCCGTCTTGAAGACACATTCCACATGTTCCATCTAGATTCTTATCATGTTGACACTTAATGCGCGCTGTAAAGTTATCATATTCATTCTTATCAAGCGCGTATGTATATTGATTTCCTACGCCTCCAGTTGCTCCTACACACGTGCCCGTTGTAGGCTTCGCATTTGTATACGGTTCATCCGTTCCTTCTTTTGTATCATAAGCCTGCTGGCGCGCCGATGGATCAATAAAGAGACCTTTGGGGCCAGTAAATGGAAGACCACTATTTACTGTCCCTGATGATAAACAGACACCGCAGTCGGCGGCAAACTGCGTGTCATTGAACTGACTTCCATCTATCACTTTATTTTGACAGTAGGCCGAACGAACCATAACATCAGATGGACTTGACTGAAGAGCAGGTGTAGTTGTTGGATCTTTCACAAGTTGTGTAACGAACGATTCCTGTATCTTTGTTCGGGTAGTTGCTAGATTGATAGCATTCGCACGAGCAGCCTGTTCATCTTGGGGTAACTTGCTTACACTCTCAACCACTTTACGCGGATCAGATGCGAGCGTTAACTTATTATACAGTTGTTGTCCCTTGGCGGCCACGGCAGGATAGCCGGCCGCAGGAACAACATCATAACCTTCCTGCGTTTGTTTTTTAAAGACACGAAGCAAGGCGGAAGCACCCACTACGAGTGCGCCTAATGTAATAAGACCCGGGTCCATACTACAACTAGTTCAGATTATCAGGTCGGAGACGACTCGCAGAGTCCATATCGCGCGTGATTACGCGGAAAACCACTTGAAGCTGGTGGCTGAGATTAATGAGGCGTCCAGATGAAATAGTCGCATTTGGTGCTCCTCCACTTGTATAGAAGACAGCTGCTAAAGCATTACTTGCGATACCCGCAAATGGAGACACTGTTGTATAGCCCTTTGTTGGATCATTATACCGAGCCTCTACAATGATATAGTTCGCATATCCTACAGTATTTACACCCGTGGCAAACTGAGAGCTTGTTGTATTATAATATCCAATATTCACAACAAGAAGACCAGCTGGATCTGTCATATAGTTCACAAAGTCGGTCGCTGCTGCGGCGCTTGCTCCTGTCACCACCGCTTGAGTAAATACAAGATTCTTCAGCTGGATCCGATCGCCTTGATTAAACATAAAAGTGCTGAACCATTGGGTTGTCTGGATCCAGATATATTGACTGAGCCCAGCAGAAGCGCCATTTACATGATAGAGTGTAATGGGAGTGCCAGTTGATGGTATACTATTACTGAGCACAAATCCTGAAATATCCAGTGTATCCAGTGTATGGCTCAGCAGATTTCCATCAGGACGCTGAATCTGGATAGAGAGTTTCTGTAAAGTGGAGAGTGGTGTAGGGTAGTAAACCTTCTGGCATTTTAGGAACTTCGGGATCATACCAAGAAATCCACCGCGCTGCGTTACGTTTGTATTATCAGTGATCCAGTTTGCGTCATATTGAAGAAGACCAAATGAACGATCAATACCAAAGTTAGTTCCGAAGTTATTTGTTTCCAGTTCAGGGATACGCACCATAAGATACGGGAAACTGAGGGCATTTGTGTTGATGATTGTCTGAAAGCCACTCGTGCCACTGCGATCAATCAGTGTATCCACACCTTCTACAGGAATGAGTGCCTTTACAAGCTCTATGCGAACAATATTGCGGAACTTTATCTGTGTAGACGTGTTGGGGCGAATACCGTTATTTGTCGTAACATTTCCAGGATTGAAATTGACGCTGAAGTTGTAGCGATTTTCACCCGTATTTACAGTCCAATCACGGTCCGCACTGTAGCAGTGTAGATTGTATTCATTCTCCTTGTAGTTAATGACATCATCTTGCTTTTGAACAAAGTCTTGGGGTAGCACAGGCGCCGTGGAACGAGCCTGTGGTACAACCAGTGTAGGATTTGCGTCGTTAAGACCATTGAGTTCACGACGATAAGGGCTAACGCTATTGGTTTGTCCACCCTGACCAAAGAGAACAGCTCGCATATCCGGAATTGTCTCGCGTGGAATCTCGTTTTCTAGGATACGAGGACGAGGAGCAGGGCCGGCCTCCATTGATCGCATTTGACCAGGCGCAGGCATTGTAGCAGCCATTTTCTGTTGTGTATCGAGAGCAGCGGCGTCACGAGCTGCTTCTGCCTCACGTATCTTCTTAACCTGCTCAAAGATCTCGATCGCTGAACGACTTTCATCTTCCAGCGGAATGCGGAAATCAGGAGGTGTAGGTGGCTTCGCCTTAACTTCTTGGCGCGACTCCTGCATGAGTGCGAATCGCGTACCTGTATCAGTCCGGAGGGGATCAGTGGAGTTAATCACTTCAACTGCGGAGATAGAGGATGTTTCCTCTTCTGTCTGACGACGGAGATAGCCCATATAATCCGGAACAACAGCAGTCAGAACTTCCTTATTCAGGAACTGTACGTTTGTTGTTGTGCTACCGTTAATACGGTATACCTCAGACATATAATGCTTAACAGTCTTTACAAGGCGCTGCTTCTGACGATCGTCCAAGCTGCTTCCTGTGCGACGTTGAACGTCATTATACAGAAGCTTATCCAACATTTGTTCGTTTTTATCACTAAAAAACGACTCTCGGACCGGTGCCTGTCCTGACATATCTACATCGCCTTACGATTTATCCTTTGAAGAAATACCCGGATTAACCAGGCAATACCCGGATAAACCAAGCAATACCCAGATAAACCTCTCATGTTGAAAAGAGCCAGCCGCGTAAATGAAGCATTACATCATCACGAGGGGCCCTACGGCAAAATTGTCTAAATGGCTCACCCATCAACATCCGAATAATGAAATACATACTATACATCCCACACTCAGATCCTCTCAGTTGAAAGCGACGAGCATTATAGGCAAGTTTCATGCGTGGTTCTTGAAGTGTTAACCACTGCATAAACTTATTGATTTGATCAGGAACTTCCATACCATACGAATCAAAGTAGTAGCAATGATTCTTATTTAGATCAATGTAGGTCGCGACCCAATGGCTTCCGCTTTTATTGTGTGGATCAAGATTGTAGATAATACCTATCCGTTTCTTTCCAGCCGCACGTAATGCCGGTAAATCTAGTTTACAGATTTCACTAATGAGACATTTCTTTGTCGACGTGTTATAAGGGTCAGGTGCTGCGAAATCAATCGGATATGGGCCAAGGAATTTAAAATCAGGAATATCTTGATCATATTGCGACATCACGTCGTTGATATTAATACTATCAAGCCATTTATCATTATCCGATTTCCATGAGTCTGGTTGCTTAGGACGTAAATACTCTTTCTGAAGACGTTCTTTTTCATCTTGCTCAATGGGAAGATTCTGTATAAATGAGAATTCCTTTGATGGATCTGTATTGATTTTTGTTGCGATGGCATTTCTGACCGCATTTGCTCCACCACCTATAACACCGCCGCCTAGAACTTTTTTAGCTATTTTTTCAAGTTCATGTTGGGGTAAGCAACCTTCAACCGGGCGAACATTCCCTATACGTGGTCTACACTGGTACGGTCCCGGCGCAAAGTCGCCAATCTTTTTGTTTTTACGGCGTGTTTTTCTTCCCACCATCCTACTGAAGTAGCTGAATCTTTACCCGTTGGCAAGTTAGAATGGCGAAGAAGACACAGCCAAAAAAATATGATCTGACACGCTTCTGGAGATATGTTTTTACACCTCTTTTACTAATATGCTTAGTTTTCTGTATGTTTACTATCTTTAGTCTATCGGCAAATCAGACTGAATCAGGTCCGATCTGGATTTTACCTAAAGTGAAAAGCCCGCCAGGTCCACCAAGTCCAGTTCCAACACCTTAATAGAAGGATGAGCTGGCAACAAAATATCCCCTTAGTTCTTTTAGTGATCATTCTTGCTGGACTCGCAGGGGTTGGCTATTCTATTTCCCAAATGATAGGAAATAAGGACAATCTAGCCGATGTTCAAAAGCAGATGACAATCATTGCGGCGACCACTAGTGCGATCGTCGTAATGACAGGTATTTTCACCTATCTCTGGGTCCGCACAAATCCTGGTGTGCTTGTGCCTCTTGTTATCTTCATGTTATTCCTAAATCTTGAGCTATCAATCGTTTCACTGAGCGCTTCGGTGATTCAGCAAGTCTCATGAGATTCTTCAATAAGACATTCAGGCGTTTTTGGCGGCTGTAAAAGGATCGCAAGAACACGGTGCTGAAGACGTGAGCGGCCTGTCCAGTTAGAATCCATATTTCCAAGTTGAAGACTCATGCCCTGAATCTGTAAGGCAACACGAATCTTTTCACCCTTTACTAAAAGTCCCGGACGAACTCCGTCTATCCAACTACCCTCTTTCCAAACACGGATAGCTCCTACACCTTTGCGCTTATCTTGAAGCAAAGTGGGGCAGTAGAGATGTAAGATCCCACCTTCCACCATAGGTTGAAAAAACCGCTGTAACTCTTCCATCGAGTATTGATTCATACCAAACCAGTTCAACTGGTTGCTACCAATCATATGAAGTAGACTATTTTGAAGTGTAGTGAACTTTGCTGACATCCATGAAGCGTCTAGAACTAAATCAAGACGACCATTTGTTGCGTTATAGTTATCGATTACGAGATGTGGTAGAAGAACTGTTACAATAGGCATAACAACATGAGCGTCTTTATAGGATAAAAGTGCCATAGGCTTTTTTTCGCGATTTAACCGACTTGTGAGAGGTCCCAAATGAACTTTAGTGATGTCTAACTTTTGAAGGGGGATACACCACTCCAATGCCGGTTGCATTTTCCTGGGTGTAAAGGTTTAGCAAGTTTAGACCACCAGAGGCCCATGGTTCATCTATGTTGGAGAGGTCCACCTGGATCAGGTAAACGACATGCCCTACACCAAATGTTAGCAACTTCGGCAACACAACGGCACGTCCAGTTAAAAATCGTGACGAAACTATGGAGTTTAGAGAAACCAAAGGAGGATGATTCAGCTCCTGGCGATGAAGATGATACAGCCGCGAGTTCTAAGGATCATATTCCGTTCGAAAGCTCAGCCATTCATTTCGGATTTGATGTATCCCGAATGAGTCTTCAGGATCGTCATATCTTGAAGCCGATTCTTGAACGCCTTGGGCGCGGCAGCCACGTTCTATCCAGTCAGCAGGCAGAAACGCGAATCCTTGTCTTCTACCATATTCATCTACTAAGCACGGAGTCATGTGTCATTCTACAAAGTTTACTGGAACAGGAAGGAGCTGATATTTCAGTGTGGTGTACATCGGAACATCCACTGCCTGTTCGTTTCGCTCATCATTTTAAGGAAATTGGTATTGGTGGACCTGATCGTGCTCTAGCTAGAATGCGTGAGCGGATTGTTATAGCAGGTGGGAAGCCAAACGACATTTTTGATCCACAGACACTTTTTGATAAGGCGATGCGACGTTTCGCACGTCCTGGACCCCCTACGATTTATGAGGTCGCAGGGATTCGAGCATTCTTATATGAATGTCTTATTCGAAATATTCGATGGATTGAATGTGTTCATCATATAATGTTAAGTGTATTACGTTTGCCTATAACAGATAGCTATAAACGGGCTGCTCTACGAATCCTTGCTAAACAGGAAGGAACTGCGGCAGGTCAGACAATCCCAAGTTACCGCATTCCGATGGCATGGGAGAATCTATTTATTCAGGTGCGCGAAGCACTTTCTGGTGCTCTACCAGAAGAGGATGCTTCCGTTGATCCTTCAGGAACTAGTGGGCCAAGTGGCCCAAGCGCCCAAAAGCCCCCTACCGTGGATGTCGCAGCCTCCAACCGAGGAGGACATACAGTGGGCAAGACACGAGGCCGAGGGAAAGGAGCCGCAGGCGTTTGATCAAACTCTAAAAAAAGAGGTATGGGAAAACTATATTAATAAATCATATCATCTGATTTGTAAATCATGTGCTTACGGAAAAGTTTTAGCCTTTGTGCCTGTTGGAACAGATCCAGTTCCGTGGGATCTATGGTCTCGCATACTACAGATCTTTGGACATACAGAACCCTCGTGGCGCATCATATTCTTTGCATCGCCTGCGAAACGTCTTTTACCAGCTCCTGGGCAACCGATTGGTCCACCGAATGTGAATGGAGGATATTGCTACCGATGCCAACCTGCTACGATTATTGTCTACAGAGAAGAAGAAGCAACGCGTGTTCTACTTCACGAGCTGTTTCATGCGGCCTGTACAGACCGTGAACTGCCACTTCCTGAAATGGAAGCGGAAACAGAGACATGGGCTGAACTTGCGCTCATCGCCGTATTAAGTGGAGGAAGTGAACGAAAGGCAAAACAACTTCTTATCAAACAAATGAAATGGATCGCAGATACTCAAAAAACCTTGGAGGCTCGTCATACGATTACTGGGCCGCAAGACTATGTGTGGAGATATACAGTTGGACGCGAAGCCGCATTTCGGCGTCTTGGTATTGAACTGCCGAAAGGACGCATACATTCAAGTCAATCTCTTCGTTTAACGATTATTTAACAG